CGATCCTACTGCTTTTCTTTTTTGTATTATTCCTGCTGCGATTGTATCACCCCAAAAATCTAAATCCCATTCTGCTTCATCCCAAGCAGCAACCTCTGAATCAAATGACCCAGTTGATAAATTAATGCCTGATGGTGTTCTTTGATCTATAGCCAAACCAAAATCAAATGCCACATCACCTATGGCTTCAAATGTAGGCGCAATACTTGAGAACCTTTTCAGGCTCGATCTATCGCCAAAATAATTAAAAGCAAATGATACGTCAGCAGTAATGGCTGCTGATAAGTCTGCGACACCACCTATCTTATAAACTCTACCATCTGTTGTTCCAAAATATGTATCACCATTAAAGTTTGCAAAAACATGAGCAGGTATATTTTGAAATACTGACCAAGCCCTTGTTATTGGATTAAAAACGTGTTGATTAAATGTATCTGTTGCATCACCTGTGGGATAATTAAAATATACCTTTGAGCCATCAGCAGAAACGTGTATTTGCCAACCAGTAGAACTACCTGTCGTAGCAACTTGGTTTATGACTGTACCTCTTATCTTTTCACTTATAGCTGCTGCCCTGTTACCAACTAAGTCTTGTCTAAAAACCTGTGATAAAGGTAAATAACCTTCTTTTGTTATAATTATTAAATCACCACCAAGTTTAGCTATGGCTCTTGGCTCATTGATAGGCTCTGCTATTCTAAATGTACCAACCAATGCAAAACTAGATGCGCTTGGATCAGTACCAGAATAAACCAATACCTCACCACTACTCATTATCAAGGTAAGAAGATCATCTATTCCCTCACCACCATCTTGTGTCAAAACACCAATCTGAATTAAGTTACCACCAAATGTACCAACCAAACCTACAGGAAACTTGGTAAAATTACCCTGGTGCGTATCAACACTAGCCGAATAGTAAAAGTTCTGATCTGTGCCTGTAAAATAATATAATCTATTCTTGTAAGCCGTAACACCCTTTAGTGTTGATGCACTAGCACTATCTGACAAGGTTATACTTAGGTTTGATGCTGAACTGCCATTCCAACTAAAGGGTGTATCTGTACCATTTACAAAAATGGTTAAACCATTAAATTCAACTGTCTGAAATCTACCATTTGATAGACCTGTTTTTTTACTGACAGCAGTACCAGTATCTATCTGATATAAAATGCCATCTGATCCTACAGCCAGTAATTGTCTGTTTGCTCCTGCATGATGCTCAACCAATGTTTCAACATTACCTGTACCTATACCAGTGCAGAAACTAGAATACCCTTCTCTTGTTGTTATCTTTTCCACAGTTGGAAAAAAATTACTCATTACTATGGCATCTGTTTGTGGCATAGCATCCAAGCTATCTCTTGAATTCAAACCACCAAAAGGTGCAGGTATGTTTACAGACCTAACATTATATCTGTTTGCTGATCTTAATGGTTGTAACATTACACACTACCAAAACCAGAGTCAGGCAGATTAAAACTGTAGGGGCTAACCCTTAATCGTCTTGCATCATCAAAACTTATAACTGGTGATCCACCTGATCGTGACACAGCCTGTCTTAACTCTAATTGGTACTGTCTGTAATCTTCAGCAAAATCTAAGCCGTGCATCTGCTTAAATCTCCAGGTAACACCCATCTCAATAAGCAGTTCATCTAGTATGCCTGTGTCTGTATCAACAGTAAAAGCAGGCTGTGATGTACCATCTGTCTTTTGATTCCAGTGAGAACTTACATATTCAAAACCTATTGTTTCTGTTGCAGTAGGTGTTGGTGTAATGTCAAACTTCAAAGCATTAGAACTAGACTTCAATCTAAATCTTTGTGTAATACCTGCACTTGCTGTTCCATGCCTATCTAACTGATATTGCTGTGGTGTAAGTGGCCCAGTGAACTTGTCTGTATCTGTTCTGTTAAAAGCTGTGTCACCTACAAACCTGTCAAAATCAGTTGGCAGTGCATAAGACTGTGTGCCATTAGATGTAGAAAACGTATGTTCTTTTAATAATATTGGCCATGCTGTAGCCCTCATTAGCTGCTTGCCCTCACGTTGGCATAAAGCAAGTAACTGCCTAGCCGTTGGTGAGGTATTACCGATTATTGTTGTTTCTCTCTCAAAACCTGTAAAATCAGCTACGTTCTGACATATCGTTAGTAGGCTCATCTGGTATTCCTAAATTAAGTGGTTTATGTACTTTTTCTTGTTTAGGCTTAGAATTAGTTGATAGTTCTGCAATACGTTGTAATTCAACATACGGCTCACCTATTGTACGCAAATGTTCAATATCGGCTTTTGCCAACTGTTCAACAGTCTCAATACCAATTAGTTCTAATTCTATTCTTCTAGGCTCTGACATAGCAGGCAGTTCTTTCAATGAAGTACCTTTTGGCTTTGCCTTGCCTTTTGTCTTTTTATAGGCTTCCCATTCTTCAGGAAACCTGGATAAATCTTCAGGTCTTACAGGACATTCAAAAACATCCTTCATACCCTTAATCGTAATTCTTACAAAATCACGCATCTTACCATTGAACTCACGTTCATAGAATTGTGGTTCTACTGACATTTAATCCCTCCAGATTAGTTAGTAAGGGGCAAGTTGCCCTGCCCCTAGTTTTATTTACATAGGAAAATCACAGATTATTTCTTTATCTGAAATGTCTCCTGCTATCGCACAAATGTGATCTGTGGCTGCTGTAACAACATCTAACTTACCATCAGAACTACCTGTTGGTGTTAGGTTGCTTCCATCTGATCCTGCTGTAAGTGCTGCTGCCATTGTTGCAGGGCCTTTGATTTGTACCCAACAAAACTGACCATCTGTCGGTGCTGATTGCAGAATACCTGCTCCGATTTCTACAGAATCAGATAGATCACTTGTGACCTTGAATGTCTTATATCCATCCAATGTGTAGTAATATGCTGCATTACCACTTGCTGCTGCTACACTACCTGATCCAGTATCATACTGAACATATTTGTATATTCGTGTACCATTGGTCTCATCAATGATAGCACCTAACTGACCTGGCTTAAACTCTGCTGTGTCAGCTACGGCTGTTGGGTCAATACCCATTACTGCTGCTATTGTCATAACAACTTATCCTTTCTTTCTAATTAATGTTAAACGTGAATAACACCCTGTAAGGCTCTGTTACTTATGGTTAAATTACCACTGAAGAACATCGGTGTTACCATTGCGTCCTGATTGACACTCATCTTAGCTTCACCAGGAACAAAGTTCCTGTTAGCTGCGACTTCCAATCTCAAGTAATCTGTATTTAAGAAATACATCTTATTTGTTGGACAAGCATCATCAAAGATCACGTCTGAATTAAGATACTGAACACTTGTAAATCCAGAGTTTGCTAATGTATCAGATGTAACTCTCTGAATAGCCTGTAATGAGCCTAAAAAGGCTTTATAGGCATTTGCATCAGCCATAATTAAGTCTGGGCTATCTGCGCCACGAACTAAACTCAAATAGATATTATTCATATCTGATTGTATGTTTGCCGTACTAAATGCAGAACTTGTTGCAGTAATCTGTGCATTTTGGAAAAATGTAAATGTAGAACTGTTAATCCCACCAACTGTACCTGTTCCTGCATCTGCTACAAGTAACTGTAAACCACCGATTTCTTTACCACCAGAGCCTGTACCATCAGAATATAGTGATGTTGAAAGAGTGTTCATCATTGTCTTTTCAAGAACACCAATTCTTGACTCAAGCAAGTTAATAACAGCTTCTGTTCCAGAGTTTTGTATCTGCTCTAATCCTGAGATTGTCACATTACCTGCAAGTTGTTTGTAGTCAAAAACAGCACTTGTCAAAACATCTGAAGGTGAAACATCTAATGTCTCATATCCAGAATAGAACCCAACTGTGCCGTTTGAAGCATACTCAAGTTCTCTGACGATCTGTCTACCAGTAACAGTTGATACGTTACCATTCTCTCTTAATCTTCGTAGCAAAGCATTATGATTTGTTACGTTATCAGCCAAACTTTTAGATCTATTTCTAAGAGTAGTGGTGATTATCTCCGATAAATTTGGACTTGCCATAATCTATCCCCTTTCATTGTTTTCTAATTGTTGTATTGATTTTAAAATTGTATCTCTTACAGACAAACCAGTTGGAAGTGCTTTCTCACTTGGAGTTGCGTTACCTCTTACAGTTGATCGTTGTGCTTTCTTTGCCTTTTTCACAGCTTCGGTTTTCACCTCTTTCTGTGTCTTACTAGCTGCATAGTTATCCATCAAACCCTGACGTAATTTAGGGTCTGCATAGACAGCCATCTCATAAGCTGTTGGTAAGTCTGGTGCTTGATTGCCCTGGATCAATACTCCCATTCTATCCCTGACTTCTGAAAAGTGTGGATGTTTGAGATTACCATCGGCATCTTTTTCACCTGCAAATTGGTCGATCATTGACTGTGTGTCCTGTTGCACACTTTGCATTTGTGTCTGTTGTTGTTGATTTAGAAAACCTTGTAACTGGGCTACTTGCTGTTGCAATGCTTTCACTTGTGGGTCTGCGTATTCATCTTCGGCTGTGTCCATTCCGACTTCCGACATATCCACCCCATAATTCTTAGCAAGCCATTGGATTGCCTGTTTTGGGTCTTTACGCAAATAATCATGGGCTGCAAATAATTGTCTGACAGCACCAATCTCGTCCATCCCTGCTCTTTGAAAATCAGCCAAATAAGGCTTCATAATCTCATCAAGGGATTCCTGTCTCTTTCTGTACTTAGCTAATGACTGTGTTTTTTTTGTATAATCACCTTCTAAGTCTTTATATCTTTTCATAAATAAATGCTGACCTGTAGCATCCATTTCATTAAACTGCTCTTTGAAATCATTCGGCCAATGATTTGGAGGTGTAATAGCTTCTAGAGGTTTTTCTTCTTCTGCCTTTTCCTCACCATCTGTTTCAGCAACTTCTTCTTCTGTTTCTTCTGTTGCTTCTTCTTCTGCTTCCTCTGTTTCTTGTGGAGTTTCAGCAGTTTCTTCCTGTGGTATTTCCTGACCTGCCAACACTCTGTTTAAAGTCTCTCGAACTGTTTCAGATGCTGACTCATTTGTGGACTCTGGGCTTGTTGGCGCAGACTCCTGAGTGCTTTCTAGCTGTTCTACATTTTCATTCATTTTAATATATGATTTTGTTCATTCCCTACTTCTATAAAGTTATTTTTACGCAAAAACTCTCTATGCTGTGATCTTGATGTAATCCAACCAAAATCTTTCATATTCTGATATGGCTCTATATCTCTCATCAAATTCACAGAATGAGATTCTATTGCTTCCGATTTTTCAACAAGTTTGCCGTTAACATGAATATAAGTTTTTTTACTCATCTCATTAGCATCCTTGCTGCCTGCTGACGCATTTCTGCATCCATCTTACGAGCAGGTCTGTTAAATGACCCTAGTGCCTGGACAAACTCCTGACCAAAAACTTTCGTAAGTATTCCCATAAGAGGACTATCTACTGCTTCTCTTACTATTTCTTTTTCTTGTTCTGATAATTCTGCATAGGCTTTTGCAGCCATTTCCATGTCTATCTGCATTATACAAAATCCCTTGGATTACCAAACAGACCTAAATTAGCTGCTGCTTGTTGTGGTTGTGTCATGTTTCTAGTTCTTAAAAGATCAACTAACGTGTTCTGCGCATATCCATAAGGCTGAAAAAGATTACCTTGCCCTGAATATAAGAAAAAAGGGTTTTGCAAAAAGTCAGTTGCTAACTGATCTGATACAGGTGGTCTTTCTTCTTCTATTTCGTCTATAGGTTCTCTTGGGTTAGCTGTCCTTATAATCTGTGGCTCATTATTATCATCACCCATATTCATATTTGTTGCGAATGGATCACCAGATGGTAAGCCTGTGTATGTAGTTACATCAGGTAAAACATTTGACAGTATTCCCATGCCACCAAAAGCAGGGCCAAAACCTGTAGCACCAACAATGTTGCCTTGATTATCAAAAGATGGAGTGCCACCTTGTCTAAGGTTTTCAGCTATTCTTTCTCTCAAACCAAATATATCACCAGGGCCTACATTTATTTGCTCTTGTGTAGGATCAAAACCTTGCTCATCTATGTCTGCTTGTTGTCTAGCAAAGGTTTGAACATCTTGAGTACTAGGCTGTAAGTTAACACCTGGTATTTCACCTCGTCTAGCTTTGTTAGCAACATCACGTTGCCTTGCAGCAAAAACTGCTGCTGTTACTGCTTGTTGTTGGGGTGTATTACCTGCAAATCCTTGTGATTCACTAGGATCACTTAGGTTTGTTTGGTCACCACCAAAGTTACCAGTTCTTTGATCGTCAAATCTTTCTTGTGCTTCTATGGATTCGTCTGAATCAGAAGATGGACTGTCACCCATTATAAAATCACCTTTTTAAATAAGTTATTCTTTGTTCTTCTTCCATTTAAAATTGTGCCTTTACCATAAAGGCTAACTAAATGTTTTCTTGCTTCTAAAAGCATTTGTTTGGCATTACCAAAGGGCATCACCAACTCAACTATCCAAAGATTATTGCCACCAACAAAATCCTGTCCTGTTATGTGAACACTACCTCTTTCATAATTTTTAGATGCTTCATCAGTAAGCCAAGCCCAGATCATAAATCCCTGTGGATTGTTTTCACCATCCCAAACACGATACTGATAATTAGCTATCGCAGGTAAAATCAGTCTATAAATGTCACTAACCTTGTAGGCTGCATGATGCCTAGAATGACCCATGAGCCATACAATACGGCCCAATGCTTCGCTGTTGTTCATTTTAGTTAGTTACGATTTTAGCTGCATCTATTTCTAGTTTTTGCTGCTTTAATGCAACATCGGCTTCTGTCTTTTGCCTATCAAGATCAAGTTTTGCAATCTTTAGCTGTGTATCAGCTTCAGTTCTTGCAGTCTGTGCCTGTACCTTTTCTCTTTCAACCTGAACCAAACTATCAGCAGGATTTGGCTGTGGTTGTGGTGGCTGTATAGCTTCAAGGCTTTCTTCTAACTCTCTTGCACCAGGAAATGCCCTAGCAGCAAATAATAACATCTGTTTTGCCTGTTCAAAACCTAATGCACCTGAACTAACCAAAGGCCCAACAGATTGTAGAAACTGTACTGTAGCAGTTAAAAACTCTGTTCTGTTTTTCTGATCCATAGCTGCATCAATAGCATTTGATTCTTCTGTATCTATAGAAATCCTGTAACTTCTAAGTCGGTCATCTCGCATGACTGCGACCACCTCTGGAGGTATAGCAATCGCAGTCATCTTTTCAAGCAAAGTTGGCTCTAAATTCTCAACTAACAATTCAGCCTTTAACTGCATAATCTTGTCTAAAAACTTCTCAATAGTGCGCTGTCTGTTTACCAAACGCATTGCACCAAACTGACCCTTAATCCTTTGTGCAGTAGCCGTTTCTCGACTAGCAGATTGACCTCTCATTATATCCGAGATACCTGTCAGTTCGTATATTGTCTCAATTACAACCTGTCTTGACTGGTATAATGCAGTAAGAGCCGTAATGATATTCTGTAATGGTGCTTCCTGCATAACATTAGCAAGGCCACCACCTGCCTGCAACATAGCCATGTTATCTACTGGGATAAATTCATTGTCCTCTGCATCTGACAATCTAATCAGTTCCTGGAAACTGGCATCATATACACCTCGCCTTTTTAGGGCTTCGGTTAGTGCTGCAATCCTTTGTGTAATCAAATCTAGTTCAAATAACTGATCTTCATAGATAAACAACTCTGGTACTGGCAAAGTGGTGTCGGTAGTGGAGACTGCATATAACGGCTCTGGCATAGGCCAAAAGCCATCTAAATTATAAGGATCATCAAAGTCCTCTAATATTTCATCAAAACCAGTTGCAACAAATATCTGTTTACCTGATCTCTTATCCCAAATCTCATAAACTTCAGCCATGTCAGGTTCAGGATTATCCTGATAATCAGACATTTCTGTTGATCTGTAAGTCAGTGGTATCTGCTCACCCTGCGATCCATAATAATCAACCAAGTCCTCTCTTGATAATAAATGCCTGAAAGCTATCCACCTTACATCTTCCCAACAACGACTTGGTGATAGTGTTAAATCCGACCAGTTAACATGCTCACAGGTAATTGACTGCTCTCCAATAAACTCAACTGGATCACCCTCAACAAACATACCTCTTGCATCCTGCTTTACATTCTCCTGTTCAACTTCATTGCCATCAGGATCAAGCAGTCTTTGTGCAACCTGTACCTCACCCATCTGACCTGGTGCAACCTCACCAATACCAGTTATAGGCTCAACTCTCACAGGTATTCTTTCTGGCTCACCAGTTACCAAAACAGGATCATATCTCAACCTGATAGCACCTCGGCCAACAATCAGCATATCCTCAATGGCTTTCTTGACTGCATTATCAAAGTCATAAATATCTAGCTGATACTGTAAACCTCTTTGTATAACTTCAGCAATAGTCCTGCCAATAGGATCATTTGATTTAAACCTACGGCTAACCTTTGGCTTTGGTGTTTTAAAATATAAAGCTGACTTAATCGTATTCACGTTTGAATGAAAGATGTTCATTCTAGTCTCACGTTCAAAACGATTTATATTATCATCCCTATATCTTTGAACAATGCCATTGGCTCTTTCTCGCCAGTTTTCCTCAAAACGTCTGGCTTTTGCTATCTGATCGTTCCAATAAGCAGCCCTGTCAGCTTTCTTAGTTGGTTCTCTGTCAAATCCATATTCCAATTATAATCTCCACGATCCTGGTCGGCTTGCATTGTCCAAACCACTCATCATTTCTTCTATTGTTGGCTTGCGCCAAATATCCTCGTCAATCTCTGGGGCTTGTCTTGTAAATGGTCTACTCATACAGGCATAACGAATATCATCTGCTGCATGATCTTCCTGTGTCGTATCTATATCTTCCATTCGGTGCTTATCATGCGTTAAAACTGGTAAGGTTCTAATAGTATCAACACAATCACTAAACACATAAAGCATTGGTATACCATCATCACCCATCAACCTCTGACGAACCTGATCCCATCCTGCTACCCTTGAATTATCAGCCCTTCTAAACCTTACACCACACTTACCAAGTCTTTCGCCAATGGATGGCCCACCATCAAACTTCCAAATGCTAGGATCACCAACACCAAAGTCTATTCTTTCACCCTTTTCCATTGCCCTGATACCACTGCCAACTTCCTCGGCAGTCATCCTTAAACCTCTATTCGGCCCTGCTGCTCCATACCACTCACGATACCTAATCAAAGCATCATCAGGTATAGTCTCATGCCCTTCAGCTACAGCCCACCAACCAACACTAAAAGGCGATGCACTTCCCCAGTCAAAAGACCTAAACTTAGTCCAGTGATGTGGTATCTCAAATGGCCTGATAACGTGAAGATCACGTTTCCATATATCCCCAAAGAATGAGCCAACAACTAAATCCCAGTCACCCTCTCGTAAAGCCCTGCCTAACTCCTCTGGCAAACCACTAAATGAACTCGCATAAGATGGATCAATGTATTTGTTATCTTCCATCTTCGCAGGTATATACATCGACAACCAACCCCTATCCTTTGGATTGTTAGGGTCACGCATCGTATGGTCGTAAAAATACGTTTCACTTGGCGCAGGGTCGATATACAAAGCCTTCAAAAAGTTATGTGATTGACCACCTGGATTGGCAGTCATAATCA